GTTAAATCGCCTTTAGCAAATCGTGTAGCAGTTCGTAAAGCTGAAAAGTACGGTTATAAAATTAAAAACGACAAGTTAGTAAGTCAAAGACCAATTGATATGCCTAACAGAGGATTTATAAAAAAGCAATAATATGGCAACGGCATTATTAATAACAAGAGATGATGTAGTAAGATACACAAACGTAAACGGAAACGTAGACGTAGATAAATTCATACAGTTTGTTTTGATCGCACAAGATATTCATATACAATCTATGCTTGGCACAAAGCTACTTGAAAAGATACAAGCAGACATTATAGCTGGTAGTTTAGCAAATCCGTATTTATCGCTTCTAACGACTTATATTAAGCCGTGCTTGATTCACTTCGCAATGGTTGAATACTTGCCTTACGCAGCGTATACGGTGGCAAATAAAGGAGTATATAAACACGGAGCAGAAAACAGTGAAACGGTAAGTAAAGACGAAGTAGATTTTATGATCGAGAAACAACGACAAACGGCTATGCACTACAAAGAAAGATTTGTTGATTATATTTGCAACAATAGTGCATTGTTTCCAGAGTATAGTGATAACGATGCAGAAGATATGTTTCCAAATTCAGATACTAATTTCACAGGTTGGTGCATATGAAGAAAAGAAAGTATACTATAAAAAAACGAAACATAATTCGTTTACAAAAGTTTTTAAACAAATTAGAAGATGGCAGACATAAAGATAAGTGCGCTAACGGCAAAGAGTGCTAATTTAGCAACAACAGACCGTTTTGCAATAGCAGAGGTTGGTGGTGGCTCTTTCAATAGTAAGCACATCACAGGAAGCGAAATAATTGATGGAGTTAAATTAACGACTACAAGAGCCGTTTCAAGTTTTCCAAACACTTTGGCTTTAGCAGATGCAAACAAGTTCTTAAAATTAGATAACGGTAGTGCTAACGTCACTACAATTCCTCCGAATAGTTCAGTAGCTTTTCCAACAGGAACACGAATTGAAATTACACAAAGTAATAGTGGGCAATCACAAATAGTAGCAGGTAGTGGTGTAACTTTAAGAGCTGCTGGAGGAGCAAGTAAACTATCGGCACAATATGCACAAGCTACATTGTTAAAAGTGGCTACTGATGAATGGTATTTATTTGGTTCAATAACAACATAAAAAAATTGATATGAGCGTAACTAACGGATGGGGACAATGGGAAAACACAATAGATTGGGGTAAAGGTAAAACTACGGCTACTAATGATTGGGGTAAAATATATGATTCAAGCGCAAGTGGCGATACAACTTTAGCTTCGGCATCAACACCTTTTACAAATACTTACTCTGTAAATCTTGATGGCTTTAACGATTATGTAACGATGGGAGATGTTTTAGATACATCAAATACAGGTGCAAGTGCATTATCTATTTCTGCTTGGTATAAAACAAGCGATAGTGGAACACAAATAATTGCAAGTAAATGGAGTAATTCCTCTCCGTATGAAGGTTATGGTTTGTATTTAACAAGTGTATCAAAAATGACTTTTTATATCGGTAGCTTTAGTGGTAATGCGTATATACTAAAAAGAAGCAACCAAACAAATTCATTTACCGATGGTAATTGGCATCACGTTGTGGCTACATATGACGGCAGCAGAGCAGCAAGTGGTGTAAAAATTTATGTAGATGGTTCTGAAATAACTTTAAATACGGTTAAAGATGTAGCACCAAGTGGAGTGGATAACGTAGAAGAATTTTTAATCGGTATGAGAGGGAAGGCAAGTAGCTATGCTTTACCGTTTGATGGCAATATAGACGAAGTTGCATATTTCACATCTGAACTTTCTGCGAGTGATGTTACAACAATTTATAATAGTGGAGTACCTAACGACATCAGTAGTTTAAGCCCTACTGGATGGTGGCGTATGGGCGATAACGATAGTGGCACAGGAACAACGGTAACCGATCAAGGAAGTGGAAGTAATAACGGAACATTAACTAATTCGCCAACTTTTCAAACTAACGTACCAACTTAAACGATATGAGAGCAATATTTACAACATACGCAGTAATAAACATAGCAGACTTGCCTTTAATTGATTTTGCACAAGTAGGCGAAACAAGTGCAAACACAATTAGAAAATCTTTGGACGAAACGCAGTTTGTAATTAAGTGGAATACAACACCAAGTTTTATAACTGATGGAACAGTAACACCAATAGAAACTTTAACGCATTCGGAGGTGCTTGTTTTAGGTAGAAGTGCTGCTTGGAGTGAGCCATTTGAAAAAGAAAACGACAATGAAACCGAAGAAATTACAGGCGAAATACCAGAGTTATAATGAAGCACACAAACGTACTTGCCATATTATATTTTGTTACTGGATATTTTGCAACTTGCACTTTGCTATTTAATACACAATTACACTTACAAGCCTGTGGTGGTTTTATGTTAATTTACTTAACTTATATGCTTGTAGAACAACTTGAACAATGAAAGAACAGTTACTTTTGCTGATTACTAAAACTAAACTATATTCAATGGAACTATTAGCTATTGTCAGCAGCTTCTTTATGCCTATTTATGGCATATTAATTTTAATCTTTTTTTGTATTTTGTTCGATACGATAACAGGAATTTGGAAAGCCAAAAAAACGAACACGGCAGTAACAAGCCGTAGATTATCGGCAATTATTTCAAAAATCTTATTGTACGAAGCAACCGTAATGTTATTTTATTTAATGGACTTTTATCTATTAAATGATATTGTAATGACGTTCTTTAGTGTTGAGTTGCTTACTACTAAAATACTTGCTTTGGTTCTTGTTTCCGTAGAAGTCATAAGCATCAACGAAAACTACAAAGCCGTGAAAGGAATCGACTTGTGGGCTTCACTTAAAAACTTATTTGCACGAGCAAAAGAAGTAACACAAGATTTTAAAAACATTAATGAGAAAAATAAATAAGATTATTGTTCATTGTACTGCTACACCAGAAGGAAGGCATCACGATGTAGAAGACGTTAGGCGTTGGCATTTAGCACGAGGTTTTAACGACATAGGCTATCATTACTTAATACGTCTTGACGGCTTTATTGAATCTGGAAGACCGATTGAAAAAAAAGGCGCACATTGTGCTTATCAAAATAGTGATTCAATTGGTGTTTGTTATGTGGGTGGAATGACAAAAGATATGAAGCACCCTAAAGACACAAGAAACCCATATCAAAAAGATAGCTTGATTGAATTAATACAAGAACTAATCTACAAATACAATAAAGATATGACGATACACGGTCACAACGAATTCGCTAACAAAGCTTGTCCGTGTTTTGATGTAAAAACAGAATATGCGATTATTTAGTTTATTTTTGATTGTAGGGCTTTTTTCTTGCTCTGCTAAGTATCACTATAACAAAGCTATTAAAAAGGGCTTAGAAGTGCTTAAAACAAGCGACACGATAAGAATTAGCACAATAGATTCTGTGCCTGTAATAAAACACGACACAATTGTATACGAAAAGTTCTTTAGTTCAAAAGACACAGTAGTGATGTATAAGAATGTTTATGTACCACAAACAAGGTTAGAAACACGAATAGAATACAAGCTAAAACGTGACACATTAAAAATGATCACAAGAGTAGAAGTACACAAAGCAAAAGCCGATGCCAAAATAAACAAGAAGCCGAACTATTGGGGTATGTTAATTTTTGTTGCTTGTGTTGTACTGTTAGGTTGGTTCGGAACAAGGTTGGTAAATAAATACTTATGACAAATAAGAGGTATAGACTAACGCCAGACGAAGCAGAAATACTATTTAGATACAGAGGATTAAAAGAAGCTTCACAAGAAGCTGGTGTAGACGTTGAAAGCGTTAAACACGGTTGGCTTAAAACCAAACAAGCAAGTTTATTTTTTAAGAATCCCTTACATAAAGACGAAGCAGAAAACAAGCTTGAAGAATTAAGCAAAAAACTTGTAGAAGATTTAAAAGAGTTTGCACCAAAGTTTCCAAAGTTAGTACGCCAAGAAAAGAACAAAGAGTATTTACTTGTAATTGATCCAGCAGATATTCATATAGGAAAACTTGCAGATAGTTTTGAAACAGGCGAAGAATATAACAATCAAATAGCCGTTAAACGAGTAAAAGACGGAGTACAAGGCATTCTAAATAAAGCCAAAGGTTTTCCAATAGAAAAGATTTTGTTTATCGGTGGCAACGATATTCTTCACATAGACACACCAACAAGAAACACAACAAGTGGCACACCACAAGACACAGACGGAATGTGGTATAGTAATTTCTTAATAGCTAAACAACTATATATAGATATTCTTATGCAGTTGATCGCAGTAGCAGACGTTCACTTTACATTCAATCCCAGTAACCACGACTACCAAACAGGATTCTTTTTAGCAGACGTTATAAAAACGTACTTCAGAAACTGCGAAAACATAAGCTTCGATTGTTCAATTGCACATCGCAAAGGTTATAAATACGGAAAGAACTTAATAGGAACTACACACGGAGACGGTGCTAAACACCAAGATTTACCGTTGCTAATGGCACAAGAATTTCCGATTGAATGGTCAGAAACACGATACAGATACGTTTACACGCACCACGTTCACCACAAAACAAGTAAAGACTACATCGGAGTAACCGTTGAAAGTTTACGTTCACCAAGTGGCACGGATTCTTGGCATCATAAAAAGGGCTATCAACACGCACCAAAGGCAGTTGAAGGCTTCATACACCACAAAGAAAACGGACAAGTAGCCAGATTAACACATTTATTTTAATACTTAACTTGTTGTTTTATAGCACGTTATAAATAATTGTAACTTTTTTTGTTGAAAAGTAGTATGATATTGTTAAGAAATGTATATATTTGTTTATACAAATTAATTAAAAACAAAATAAAATGAATTATCAATTTAATGTAACGGTAAGAGAAAATAAAGATTTACCTAAATGTATTACAGATTTACCAACCTACAAGCCAACACTTGATTTTAATAAATCTTATACGGTTAGTGAGAATGAAATTAAGGAAGAATACGAAAGCAAAGGATGGTCTTCTAAAGATGCAGTAATTAAATCAATAGTGACTAATATGGCACATAATGACGGATTAAATTCAATGGGTAATTGGATTGACATAAAAAAAATATAATTTATAAAGACGTAGAGATACGTCTTTTTTTATTTACAAAATTTAACACTTATGAAAACACGAATGGAAAAATTACAAATTTTAGTAGGACTTGAAGAAGGTATACAATCTTTTAAAGACCGAATCGAAATGAAACAAGATAGTATTGATGGTTGTGGTGGTACGTTTAGAGAACTACGCGACAAATACACGGATGATATACATACATACAAGCTATGTATTAAACGATTAGAACAACGATTTAATAAAGTAAGAAAAACACTTAAATAAGAGATATGAACAAGCAAGAAAGAAAAGAAGCAAAAAGAGAATTGATTACAGGATTCGTGTTTTTGTGGGCAGTATGGATAGGTTACTATTTAGTTATGAAAATCATTACGCTATGAGTTACGAAATACAAATAGATCACAAAGACGATGAGGTTGTAAGCTTCACAATAAACGATACACCGTGCCAAGTAGAAATAGAAATAGAAATAGGTAGTGAACAATATCCAGTAAGCTACAATAGCTTTACAGACGATATAACGTATGCAGAAAGCGACACAATCTATTATCACGTTAAATGCGATACTTTGCTTTGTGCTGGACTTGTTTATTATAACGACCAAGATTTATGTACGGCTTTAGAGCAACAACTAAACATAGTATGAAATACAGTAAATGGATGCAGTACAATAACAGGTGGTATTATGTAAGCTTTGGAAGTGTTAAAAACGGCAGAGGTTGTTTAGGACATAAAAACGAACCATACTACGAAACAGAATTAGAAATGCTTAAGATCAAAAAATACGATTACGAATCCTTAAGCGAAGACGAAAAAATAATATATAACAAAAACAAAAACCAATGAGTATTAACAACCCTATTTTCGAACACTATCGAAAACAACAACGACAAATTAAAGAAGCAAAACTGCTACTTGAAAAAAACGGATTTACCGTAAATGAAAAAAACAAAGCGATCAATCAAGAAATAAACCGATTGAAAAGCCAACTTACTG